GCATGGGGTGTCCCTCACGTTCTGATCGTCAAGGGCGCGGCCACCTTCAATAACATCAAAGAAGCCAAGCTTGAGCTGTACGAAGAAACGGTCCTGCCGCTGATCTCTGCGGTTGTCGATGAGCTGAACGTCTGGCTTGTGCCGCTGTTTGGCGACGGCCTCACGCTTTCCGTTGACATGGACAGCATACCATCCCTTGAGCCGCGGCGTGAGATCCGGCGCAAGACTTACACCGACCTGCTCGATAAAGGAATTCTGGACGTTGAAGAGGTTCGCGAGGCGCTGCAATACGGGCCGCGCAACAAGGGCTCGCTCAGGACTATCGATGCGCCGGTCCTTGCCGCGTTGGTCGCTTCGGTCCCTATAGCCGGAATGACCCCGCTGCTGCGCTACATGAAAAGCGTCGGCCTGTTCGATCCGACTATGACTGAAGCGCAAGTCGTTGCGGCGGCGCTGGGCATGGTCGAAGATGAGCCAGAGCCAGACGACAATGATGACTTACCGGACGTCGATCCAGACCCCGAAAACCAAGATGAGGATGAAACAAATGCTTAAACGGCTGGAAACAAAAGACGGGCTTTTCAAAGGCAACTTCGGTGGCTCACTGCCTATCGAGGTGAAAGAGATCAGCACGGATGGCGAGTTTGAGGGTTATGCTTCTCACTTTGGCGTTGTCGATCAGGGCATGGATATGATGATGGCTGGCGCCTTTGAAGAGAGCCTGAGCCAGAACCCAGCCGAGAAGGTCCGGATGCTTTACCATCACGACCCTCGCGAAGTGATCGGCAAGTACACCGAAATGCGCGAAGACAGCACTGGCCTTTACGTCAAGGGCCGTCTGTTCCTGAAGGTCCAGCGCGCTGCGGAGACTTATGAGCTTATGCTAGAGCGGGCCATTGAAGGCCTCTCCATCGGCTACCGGACAAAACGATACGAGAACGATAGGGATACGGGCGTTCGAAAGCTCATCGCTGTTGATCTCAAGGAAATTTCAGTTGTTACGTTCCCAATGGAACAGATGGCAGGCATCACGCTGGTAAAGCATGATGGACGCCTTCCGACTGAACGAGAATTTGAACGCTATCTCACGCGGGATGCTGGGTTTAGCGCTCAAGAAGCCAAGGCGATTATCGCTAACGGCTACAAATCATTGGACACGACCGCGCGGGACGCCGGCACTGTGGATGATGATAATGCTGGGTTCGCCCAGATGCTCCAACAGGCCACCGCACTCCTGCGCGCCTGATCTTTTCAAACAAGGAGGGACATCATGTCTCGTACTACAAAATTCGCAGTCCATATGGCTGGCGTTCCCGCAACAGCGCGACGCATTGAAACCAAAGAGGACAAGGGTAACAACCTTGATGACCTCGATAAAAAGGCCATTGGTGAATTCATGGGGGCTTGGGGTGCTTTCCAAGAAACCAACGACAAACGCCTGTCCGGTATCGAAACCAAATTCGAGGACGTCGTGACCAACGACAAGCTTGAAAAGATTGAGAAGACACTCAACGGCTTTGAAAGCATGAACCAAAAGCTGACTGCTCTTGATGGCACCAAGCAAGCGCTGGGCGACTTGGAAAAGCAGATGGGCGGGATCGAGACGATCTTGAACCGCACTCAGTCTTCTGAGCCTGAGACGAAAGATCAAAAGATGGCAAAGCGCAATGACTGGGCTCATGCCGTTATCATTGCTGCCCAGCGCGGCGATCAAAGCCTGTCTTCTGACCATCAGAAAGCACTGGCTGATACGCTCCTTGAGTACAAGGCGCTGAACATCAGCACCAACACTGAGGGCGGCTATCTGGCGCCCATCGAAATGGTTCGTGATATCATCAAGGCCGTGATCGAACTCAGCCCCGTGCGCAGCTTGGCTCGTGTTCGCCAGACTGGTCTGCGGGCTGTTGAAATTCCAAAGCGCACCGGTCAATTCGCCGCGCAGTGGGTTGCTGAGCAAGGCACGAAGGCCGAAACTACGGGCCTGACTTACGGCATCGAAGAGATCAACACGCATGAATTCTATGCGCTGATTGATGTCACCAACCAGATGCTCGAAGACACTGTTTTCAACATTCCGCAAGAGATCGAAATGGAATCGGCAGAACAGTTCGCGCTTGCTGAAGGCGCGGCGTTCGTTAACGGTAACGGCGTCGGCAAGCCTGAAGGCTATATGCAGAATGCTGACGTCGGCATCAGCGACTCTGGATCAGCAGCTACCATTGCTGACGCCAACGGTCAGGCTGACGGCATCCTCGGCATGAAGTACAGCCTGAAGTCGGCTTATGCGGCGAATGCAACCTTCTTGATGAACCGCGATACGATGGGCCGCGTTCGTCGCCTGAAGGACGGCCAGAACCAATACATCTGGCAGGCTGGCCTTGCGCAAGGTCGCCCGAACACAATCGATGGCGACCCATATGTCGAAATGCCCGATATGGTTAACCAAGGTGCCGGTACTTTCCCGATTGCCTACGGTGACATGCGCCGCGCCTATACTTGGATCGACCGCCTTGCGATGGAAATGCTGCGTGACCCCTATACTCAGGCCACCTCCGGCAAGATCCGCTACATCATGCGCAAGCGTGTTGCTGGTAAGGTCATTCTTCCAGAAGCTATCAAGAAGCTGCGCTGTCAGGCATAACCTGATCGCCATATTCTGAAACGCTAATTGGGCGGGGCTTCGGTCCCGTCCTTTTTTTCACTCAACTCCCGAAAGGAGACAGACATGGCATCCCGTGATCTGATGAACGATATCAACCCTCTGGTCGCAATCGCGCCCATTGCTGTTGCTGATAACACCGCCCAAAAAAGCGGTTCAATCGATACCAAAGGCTACGAATCTGCCACCTTTGTTTTGCAGACAGGCGTTCTCGCTGACGCTGACGCAACGTGGACTGTGGTCGTCAAAGACGGCGACACTGACACACAGACAGAGCACGCTGAGGTCGCTGATACGTTCTTGATTGGCACCGAGGCACTGATGGCCTTTGCCTTTGGAGACGACGGCATTTCAAAGAAAATCGGTTACGTTGGTGGCAAACGCTACATCAGCATCGAGATCACCAACGTTGTGGCCAATACTGGATCCGCACCGATGGCTGTCCTTTGTGTTCTGGGCGCGCCGCATACTCGCCCGACCACCAACCCACCGGCCTAAGTCTGCCGTAGACTTCCCCTAACCTAGCCGTGGGCCTTACAGCTCACGGCTTTTTTTAAACCGGAGATCCAAAATGAAATGCTTTATCGAAAAAGAGTTCGAGTATTCGGACGGCATCGATGTCCAGAACAAGATTGCCTATGAAGGCACTACTGTCGACATTCCTGACGATTATGTCGCTGGGCTTGCCAACGAGGGCTACGTTTCTGACCCATACCTGAAGGGTGATGCTCCCGACGAGCCACTTGAAAACAAGGACGCTGGTGCGTCGTCTGAAAACGCGGCCGATCTGGTAGGTGCTCAGACCGCAATGGATATCCCTGAAGGCTGGGAAGCCCTTTCGGCCAAGAACACCCATGTTCTCGCCACTTCGCTTACTGGTATCGAATACCCCAACAAGCCCGCTGCATCTGAAGCCATCAAGGCAGTCATTGCTGATCGTGACGCGCAAGCCGGTGCTGTCTGATGTCACTTCGCCAGAACCTAAACATTCGTCAGGGTGAGACATTCCAATTCTCGTTCATCCATAGGGATGCAGACGGGGTGGCGATTGATGTCTCCGCATATGAGGGTCGGCTTGCAATACGAGCCGACTTTTCAGCCACGACAGAAGCTTACCTGACGTCCACGGGCGGCGACGTCGAGGGCACAATTACTCTTGCCGCCAATGGCACTGTGACGATTGATATGTCCGCAGTCGAAACCGCCAAGCTGCTGGACGATCTATCTGAGCTGCTGGTCTTTGGTGATCGAGCATACCGCGCCGATCGCTTTGTCGAATTCCTTTTCGATTTGAAGCTGATCAACGGCACCGCTGCAACCCGTGCAATCGAAGGGAAAGTCTATGTCGAACGTGAAATCACCCGTGGCATTTGAGCTTGAACGTCGCTCGATGCTTGTTCGGATCTGGAAGGGCTACAAGGCATATCGCTTGGTTGGCTTTGGCCGGTTCGCTTCTCTGAAATACTCATACGAAGTGCACGGCTGATGGCTGACGCTCAAACATTCAATTCAATAGGAGGCTGAAATGGCTGCTTCAATCGATCCTTTCTCACAAGCGGGCGACCTTCTCTTAAATGCAGAGCAAGGCCCTGACGATACTACCGCCCGCGTCCCGTATCATCCCGATTTTTGGATGGAACATGCAATGCGGGAAATTTATGACCGTTATGGTGATGTGGTCGAGGTAAAGCCAAAATCCCTTCTAAAGTTTGGCTCATATGCCAGTCTTGGGACGTCTTTTGAGACAGTCCAGTCACATGGCGGAACCGAAACATATCAGACATCCAATACCATCAACACGGTTTCATCCACAGATGCGGCCGACACCACCTTAGTTGCCATTGAAGGCCTCACGATAGACGGAAGCGGTAACTTCACTTCCGTCAGTCAGACGGCAACGCTGAATGGACAAAATAAGGTTGTTCTAACCACGCCGCTTGCGCGATGCACACGTGCCTATAACACCAACGGAAATGCGTGGGCGGGGAATGTTTACATTTACGAAGACGACACGGTGACAGCCGGAGTGCCAGACACAGCGACAAAAATTCACGCCCTTGCGCTTGCTGTTGATCAGCAAACGGAGAAAGCAGCGACCACGATTTCAAACGCCGACTATTGGATTGTCACACAAGCCTTTGCAGCGGTGAACAAAAAGACCGCTGCGGTGGTTGATTTCAAATTGCAGTTTCGTGAAAAAGGCGGCGTTTTCCGCACGCAGTTTGACATGACCTTAAACAACACAAGCGGCGGCAGAATGTTTGAATTTAAACCATATTTGATTGTTCCGCAAAATTCAGATGTCAGAACGATTGCGGCAGCATCTACATCAAGCGTTTCCGTTAGTGCCGGAGTTAATGGCCCCCTAGCAACTGTGAAAGTAGATAACTGATGGCTTTGATCGTTGAAAATGGAACCGGTGTTGCTGGCGCTGACGCCTACGCGGCACAATCTGTCATCACTCAATACTGGGCTGATCGACCTAACAGCCCGTTTGCGGCGATCTGGGCGGCAGCAACAAGTGAAGTCAAGGACGGCGGGACCCGTGAGGCCACATCGTACCTAGATGCCACCAGCGGGCCTTATTACAGGGGCAAGCGCAGCGGTTACATTCAAGGTCGTCTTTGGCCGCGCGACTTTGCTCTCGATGATGAGGGTTTCCCGTTGCCGAGCATGCCGCCCGAATTGGTACAGGCCACTTGTGAGCTTGCCGCGCGTGCCGTGTCTGCCGCCCTGTCTGTCGATCAGACCATTGATGGCCGGATCCTCGAACAGACCACAAAGCTCGATGTGATCACCGAAACGATCAAGTACGCTGACGGCGTTCAGAACGAAGCCAAATATGGATCCGTCGACGGGATACTTGAACCCATCCTGAACGGATCCCAGCCAAGCGCTAAACCTGCTTGGAACTGGAAATAATCGAAACCACTAAGGGAGAGAAATTATGAAGCTCGAAGACATCTTGAAAACGTGTGATCCAGCTCAAAGGACAAAGCTGCTTTTAGAAGAGCACATGCCAGCAGTTGAAGGCGAAGCTGAGTTATACGCGAAGATCAGATTTGCTCAATTCAACGCCTATCGAAAGGCTGGCTTTACCGCTGATCAAGCAATTGAGGTCATGAAAATGCCGAGGGTGCAGCCATGATGATTATGCGGATCGCAGGCTTCACACGCATATGCGGCAAGTCCCAAGGATATCTGGGCCTGCCGGTTCGTGACAGGATCGTGAACTGCCCGATCAATGGCCCGATTAAATCGATGACAACGGCTTGGCAGCCAACACCAGATGAGCTTGCGTTGCTGAATGCGGGGTCAAGCATTTACGTCGAGATCCTTGGGCCTGATAACCCATTCCCGATGATGGTCGGCGTGGGGGAAAGTCCGGACGCCCCAAATACAGAGGATGGAAACTGATCATGGCCACTTTCGATTACGCCCCATCTGTCGCGACGGCCAAGCGGCTAATCGCAAAGTTCGGCAAGGCGGTCACTCTAAAGCAAAAGGTCAGGGGCGGATCGAATTCCGCCCCGAGCTACACCTATCCCGAAACCCCGATGACCGCGGTGGATCTCAATATCGTCAATCGGGACAAAGACGGCACACTGACCGGAACGACATCACGCAAGCTGCTGATCGAGGGTGGCGTTGGAACGTCTCCTGAAAAGAAGGACCTGATCACAATCGATGGCGTTGATCACGTGATTGATGTCGTGAAGCTGCTCAATACTGGCGGCACAAACATTCTTTACACCGTCTTTTTGGAGGTCTGATGTCATACGATATTCTGAAGACGCTGGATGAGCTGAAGCCATCGGTGCGCAAGGCCTTTCTGGTTGCGATAAACGACATCAAAAGCGAAGCGCAAATGGCGGTTTTGATTGCTGCTATTCAACGCAAAGATGTTGCCGGTGCGCTGGCGGCAATCAATCTCGACGCCTCATTTTTCCAACCGTTAGATGACGCGCTGCGTGCCGCGTACATCGAAGGGGGTATCCGGTCGCTGGCCGGACTGCCGACGATACCAGACCCTTTTCCGGTGGGCGCGTGGTTGTCCGGTTTAACGTCCGCAATCTACGCGCCGAACGCTTCCTCAGAGATCAAAGCGCAAGGCTGATAACAGGGGAAATTCTTGAGCCAACACGCAAGGCAATACGCAGCGTCTTGGAATTGGATATGGCTGCTGGGCGCGGGCCGCGCGCTACGGCGCTCGATATCGTTGGTCGGGTAAACCGCGCCACGGGACGCAGGGAAGGCGGGCTGGTCGGGCTGACACAAGGCGACATCGATGCGACGCGGAACGCAATGGCACAGCTCCGGAGCGGCAATGCTTCCCAGATGCGCCAATTCACAGCACGGGCTGGCGTAACAACCCGCGAGACGACCCTGATCAACAGCTACATCAGCCAAGGAAAGCCAGTGCCGGCTGACTTGGCGCGAAAGCTGGTCGGCCGATATTCTGACAATCTGCTGCTACGTCGCGGTGATCGTATTGCCAGAACAGAACTGAATGGATCGCTGCATGACGCGCAGGATGAGGGGATGCAGCAACTATACGACACAGGCAAACTGCGGAAGGATCAGGTTGATGAGGAGTGGGACGCAGCAGATGATGGCGAAACACGGCCAAGCCACGCGTTTATGGATGGTCAAAAGCCTGATGCGGATGGCGTGTTTACAACGGGTGACGGGTTCAGGCTGCGCTATCCAACAGACCGATCGCTTGGAGCGCCAGCCAAAGAGGTTATCGATTGCCGGTGCCGAAAGCGGATCAGCATCAACTTCCTTGCGGATCTGAACCGATGACTTTCTACACACTGGCGACGCTGAGCCAATGGGCTTTGAAGATCGATAAGCGGGCAGACCTGATCTTCAAACAGTTTGCAAATGACATTGGCGAAAGGGCAAGCCGAACCGCGACTGGCGTAACTCGTGGCGGTGAGGTTAAGGCCGGATATGTCCCGCGCGATAAAGGGTTTCTGGCGGCTTCCTTTGTGTCCGGCCTAAACGGGTCGACCATGCTGTCAGGCGACTCAGGGATTGGCGTTCTGGTATCTGGCATGAAGGCAGGCGACTCATTTCAGATGGGCTGGACGGCAGTCTACGCCAGAAAGGTGCATTATGACGGTTGGCTGTTTCGTGATGAGGCCGTGAAGGACGCTCAGAACATTCTGGATGCGGTAGTGAAGCGCGCAAAGGCGATGACCAAATGAAAAAGCAATACATCACTCAATCGATCAAGGATCACTTGGAGGGGGCTATTTTCGGGCAGCCAGTTTCATTCCCTAACGTCGATGATGAGCACAAGCCGCCCTATGTCGAGATCATATTCGGCACTGCAAATCGACCCGCAAACCGGATAAAAGGCGGGCCTGCCACGCGCGAAACTGGGATATTCACCGTAAACGTGCACATCGATCTGTCAGCGGAGGGCGCGGAAACCACTGCAAATGACGTCGCTGATGTCGTGGCGGAAGCTTTCGTTGCCGCGGTTCAGATCCCGTTTGTCGGCGGCATCGTGACTATCCTCGGACCCCCAGCCATACGAGCTGGCGTGCCTACCCAAGTTGATTGGTACGTTCCGGTCGTCATCAGCTACTCAGCCAAACCGACTTAACGATCAACCCGCCGATCATCGGCTTTCAATGGAGACTATCATGGCAGTTATTGCACAAACCCTTCTCACCGGCAGCCTTGCGCGCGTCGTTACTGAGACCACTCTGGGCGCTTCAGACACGCTCGTTTACAACGCCGGCCGCAATCAAGTTCTGGTACTGCGGAACGCAAGCGGCGGGGCGTTGACGCCAAAGATCGATGGCGATGGCGGCACAACGGTTCCTCTTGCTGGCGTGGGCGATGTTAGCGTGGCCGCTGGTTACACGCTGGCGTCTGTCGCCAACGGCGCGGTCGTCGCGATCCCAATGGACACGATTTCAGCCTATCTGGTCGGCACGGTTACAGTCACCGGTGGCGACGCCATGGTTGCAACTCTGGTCAGCTACTAATCCCGCAACCTGAAATCAGAATGGAGGCGGATATGTCCCGCAAGAACAAAACGGCTGAGCCAACGATTCAGCCCGTGTTGATCACCAACCCAAAAATCGTTCGTATCGGCAAGGGCGACGGTCATTCGCCGCCATGCCTTTCTTACGACGGGCTCGCGCCAAGCGTGGGCCAAGAGATACGTTTCGCGCTGGAAAACGGCGTGACATATTTCGGAACTGTTGCCGATGCCGTCGAGGCTGACGGCAATGTTTTCGTAGAGTTTTTGGACGGCATTTTGCCAGTCCTTCAGAAATAGGCGATCCGCCTATCCACAGCGCAACAGCGCACCCACACTTGAAAGGAAAGCCTCATGGCTACTACCGAAGGCATTGGCGGATTTCTGTCCGCATCAGCCGCAGCTCCCGCGACATTCGACGCAGCTGGTTACGTTGCACTCTCATGGACTGAAGTTGGCGAAGCAACCGAGATTCCAGAGTACGGCGCCGAGCACTCTGTCAACACGCACACACCCCTGAAGACTGGCATCGTCAACAAATTCCATGGCGAACTGAACTATGGCTCGCTCTCCATTCCAATGGCGTTCGATGAGCTTGACGCTGGTCAGACATTGTTGAAGGCAGCTATTGCGTCGAAAGACGAGATCAGCTTCCGTGAGACCCGTTCAGACGGCGCGCTGGTTTACTTCTCCGGCAAGGTTATGTCGTTCAAGACAGGGGCCTCAGTCGGCAGCGTTGTTCCAGCGACTTGCTTGATCGAAATCACACGGGCAACCGTTAACGTCGTTTCCTAATCCCTGATCGTCAGCCTCCCTTGACGTAATGGGCGGGCCGCAGCGGAAGTGGTTTAGTCGCTGTGGCCCATCTTAAACCAAAACCAAAAGGTAAATAAAATGTTCGACCAATTTGATACAGTAGCCGGTTCCAATGCCGGAGCCTTCCTTCACCTCGAAAGTCCATCCACGGGATCACCGGCTTACGTCACTGGCTCTGATGGAGAACCTGACGAAAAGCGGGCTATCGGGATCAACCTGTACGGCCCTGACGCAAAGGAATTTCGGTCTCTCACGCGAGCCCGCGCGGCCAAGATGATCAAGCAACGTGCTGGCAAGATGGACCTGAAGAAAATGTCCTTGGATCAAATCACAGCGTTTGTTTTGGATGGTGAGAAAACCACTCTGATGGACGCGGTTGATGCAACCCTTGGCTGGTCTGAGATCAGCATTGATGGCGAGTACGTCCAGTATTCGCAGGAAAATGCGATCCGCCTCTATAAGCGGTATCCTGAAATTTTGCGCCAAGTGACCGAATTCCAAAAGGAAGCGGCCAATTTTTTGCAGAAAGCCTAGAGGCTCTAATCCTTTGGGGCAGGTATCACGCTTGGCTCTCTACCGCTTCCAAGGGGTTCGCCAAGTCCCGATGGTGGCTGTTTGAAAAGCAAGGGGAGGAACTGGAATTTCCAGATCTTCCCTTTCGCGGACATCTAACTGACGACCTAGAATCCCTCGGACGTATAACGGCAGGTGCTAATGGCCCTGTCGCAGTTTCCCAAGCTGAAATTCAGGCTTGGGCAACCAATACCAACGTCACTTTTGAAGGTCTCGAAGCTGATTGGCTTGGCCGAATGAGTGCCGCTTATGCAGACGAAATGCTAAGATCGAACGACACAAACGCAGCATCGCCATTGTCCCAATAAGACAGGCGATGTTGCCATTCCCCTTATGAATTTCACAGAAAATGTCTGACTGCCGAACACGGCTTTCAGATCGTTTTATTGTTAGGATGCTCGATGTCTGAAGACATGCTCAAGCTCGGCTTTGATGTTGATAGCCGCAAGATCCGCACTGCCACGGATGACGTCGGCAAATTCGGGCGCGCGGGAACCTTGGCCGGAACTGCGAGCAAAAAAGCAACGGACAAAATGAAAACGGGTTACAATGGCGTGGCTCTTGCTGCAGGGGCAGCGCTGTCAGCAATGCTTGGGATCAGAACTGCTATCCGTACCATTGCCGAATTCGAAAGCAGTGTTTCCAGAATGGGTGCTATCTCTGGCGCAACAACTGCGCAACTTGAACGCATGCGTGATGTTGCCAAAGATCTCGGATCGACAACCGAATTCACAGCGACCCAAGCGGCGGACGGCCTGACGTTTCTTGCGATGGCTGGCTTCAGGGCAGCTGAGGCTATTTCTGCGATACCGGCTGTTCTCGACTTAGCAACGGCCAGCGGCATGGGCTTGGCGCAGGCAGCTGATACGGCTTCCAATATCATGAGCGGTTTCGGTATCGCTGCTGAGAACGCGAGCAACGTAACCGACATTCTCGCAGCGGCGTCCTCTCGTGCCAATACGAGCGTGACCCAGCTCGGCGGCGCTATGTCCACAGTCGCCCCTATCGCGAAAGCTCTCAACATCAGCCTTGCCGATACCGCGGCAGCAATCGGTGTGATGTCAGATGCAGGTATCCAAGGCGAGCGCGCCGGTACGGCCATGCGTGGCGTTCTGGCGTCCCTCGCTGGCCCAACAACTCAGGCCGTCGAAGTCCTGACAAAACTTGGGCTTACGATCAGAGATATTGACCCAGCCACAAACAGCCTCAGCACGGTCATGGGGCGGCTTGGCGAGGCTGGTTTGTCGACGGCTGACGCGATGACCGTATTCGGGCGCGAGGCGGCTTCAGGTGCGTTGGTATTGATCGACGGGGCACAACGTCTGGGCGAATTCGGTGACGAGTTGCGTAACGTCGATGGCGCGGCCGCCGATATGGCTGGCACCATTCGCGACAACCTTGGCGGGGATATCAAAGGGCTGCAATCTGCGGTGTCTGGTCTAATCCTTGCATTGGGTGATGCTGGACTGACTGCGGTTCTGCGCGGTGTCGTGCAAACTATTACGTTTGTCACGCGGGCGGTGTCTGGTCTGATCGAAGGCTTCAACAGCTTAACTGGTTGGATTTACAAGATCGTAACTGGAAACCAAAGGCTAGACGAAAGCTATGATGAGGTGACAGCAGCGGTCTCGGCGCAAGAATTGGCGACCGGCCAGCTAAAGGTCGCAATGGCCGATGGGTCGGTCATCACTCTTGAGAGCGCGCGAGCAGTGCAAGAAGACACACTTGCGCGGATGGAAAACATCGAAGTTATCAGGCAGCAAAACCGCGAAAAGATCATGGCAAGTGATGATTTTCGTGAACTGACACGACAGGCGATGCTTGCAACTGCCCAGATCGAAACTTGGAAGGCGTCATATCAAGGCGGTGGTGACTTTGCGCCTATTGCACATGAGGCTGCAGAGGGCTTGCGGGCCATGCAGGAAGAGTTTGTATCTGCGCGGATTGCTCAGGCCGAACTGCTCGCAGAGGCGGAATTCGGCACAGATACATATGCCGCGCTTGTCGCCAAGATTTCAGAAACAGACAACGCGATAGCAGCGGCAGAGCGGGCAGCGGCGTTCCTTGCTGCTCAAATACTCAGAGCAGATGGCGCGGCAGATGAGTTGGCATCTTCAGCTGGTTCGATTGACTTCTCAGCGGCAATCAGTGGCGCATACTCTCTTGGCAATAACCTTTTCCGAGCATTGGGCGCGGCTCAAGCAATAGCCGGCGAAATGGCGGCAGCTTCGGGGGCGGATGGGCGGATGGCACGTGCGCGCCTGAATACTGTTGGCGACCCTGTAGGTCGTGCGGGCGCTGTGGCTGTTCAGGACTTCCGCGAAGATTTTGGGGATGGCGGTTATGGGCTTATTACTGGCGGTCGGGCGGGCGAATTGGCTCAAGCTGAAAGTCAGATAAGATCAGCGGCAGAAGCGGCAGCGCAACTTGAGATTGACGTTACTGCGGCTGACGCGGCTTTTGGAGCGTTAACCACCTCAGCGGACAGCGCGGGCGGCGCAACAAGCGGCGCGGCTGACGCAATGCAAGATCAGATCAGCGCACTCGAAGACGCGTTCAATCCCTTGCGTGCGTTCAACCGTGAAATGGCCAAGCTGGACGAATTGAAGCTTCAGGGCTTGTCGGATGGCGCTTATGCGGCGGCGGTTGAAGACTTGCGCGATCAACTGGAACAGGCGACGCCAGAAGTCAGCAAGTTCACTCAGATGTTCAAGGATGGCATGGGCGACGCAGTCGACTACACTGTTGACGGTTGGCGCGACGGGTTCGCTGGCCTTCTGGATATCGTGAAAAACACAATTATGCAGGCGATCAAATTCGCAATCGCCAACCCGATCAAGCTGGCCTTGGGCCTCGGCGGGGGCGGCGCGGCTGGCGCATTAGCAGGCGGCGCGGGCGGCGGCGGCATTCTGGGCAACATCGGTCTCGGCGGTGGTATCGCTGGCTCGTTTATGTCGGGCGGCGCGGGCCTTATCACGTCCATGATGGGCGGCGGCGGTCTGGCATCGGCTGGCACCTATATGACTTCCATCCTTGGCGGCGCGACCAGCAGCATGGCGGGTTTCGCTGCGGCGGCTGGCGCGGTTGCACTGCCATTGCTCGCAGTCGCCGGTGTGTTCTCATTTTTCAAAAAGAAAACCAAAGAACTCGACGCAGGGATGCGGCTCACGATTACGGGCATGGACACGCTGGTCGAGACATTTAGCAAGATCGAAACCAAACGCTTTTGGGGCCTGTCTAAGAAGGTAAGCACGGCATATGACGAAGCCGCATCCAACCTTGCAGATCCACTGAGCCAAATCGTTAACGACCTGCAAACGTCTGTCTTGAATATGGCGGGGTCTTTGGGCGTGGGTGCGGACGTTTACCGCGACTTTGCGCACGAAATCAAACTGTCCACTAAAGGCATGTCAGACGAAGACGCGCAACGGGCCGTTTCTGAGGCGCTGCAGGGCGTTGGTGATGCTTTTGCGGCCATGACACCCCAGCTTGCGCAATTCGCTCGTGAGGGCGAGGAAAGCGGCGCTACGCTTACGCGGATTGTGCGTGATCTGGGTTCGGTAAACCAAATGATGGACACGCTTGGCCACACCTTGCAGGAAGTTTCCGTGATCGGGGCAGGCACTACGTCGGATTGGGTGGCTATGTTCGGCGGTATCGACGCCATGAACACAGCAACAACGGAGTTCTTCACAGGCTTCGTGCCGAACGCTGAACGGTTCGCCACGGCATCACGCCAGATCGAAGCACAGTTCGCCGCTCTCAATATCGCTATGCCAAAGAGCCGCACAGAGTTCCGCAATCTGGTCGAGGGTCTGGACCTGACGACTTCCTCCGGTCGCCAGATGTACGCGGAGCTGGTTTCGATGTCCGGCGCGCTCAATGAAGTGCTTCCGGCTGTCGCCAACTTCTCAGCTGCGGTTGCGAATATAGCGGGTTCGATCGCGACTGAAATCGACGCAATGATCGGCGACACTAGCAACGCCATGAGTGCCAACGAACAGGCGGCGTCGCTCTGGTATCGCACCGCGACAACCTTGCGCGAATTCATTGCTGATTTGCGCGGAACGTCGTCGGACCTGACAAGCGCAACACAGGCGCGGGCATTCTCAGAGGCTCGTTTCCAAGCGCTGCTTGCTTCAGCTATTGCTGGCGACAACGAAGCTGCATCCAATCTTAGCGGCGCGGCGTCCACTTTGCTGCGCAACACCCGCGCCACTGCGACTTCGGCCATTGAAGTTGCTCGCGCCGAAGCTCGCGTAATCAACGACCTGCAACTGGTTTCGGGTGTGTCTG